CATTAAGCTTTGTTCGAACCCCAGCGAAGTTTGGATACACCTTATGCGCATGAAAGCGATTCTGGAAACAGAAAGTGTGTACCAATTTTCTGATGGAGAAATGGTCGTTCCAATATTTAGGGGAATAGTAAACTCTGGGAAACTTAGGACTAGTCGCGGCAACTCTTTTATGAGAGTTAGGATCGCGGATTTAGTTGGTTCCAGGAAAACGATAGCTGCTGGTGATGACACAGTTGAAAACACTGTTGAAAACGCTGCGGCTAAATATCGCAAGTACGGAATCGTTCTCAAGGAATACATTCCAGTTGTTGACTCATTCGAGTTTTGCAGCCATAAATACGGGAAAGATGGCACTTATGCTATTAATAGCGCCAAGATGGTCATGAACCTCTTGCACCAGAAAGCTGATACGCACATAGAATTTCGTTGTGCTATGATTGGTTTTCAGGCAGAGATGGACACCAGACCCGACTATTTGACGATCCTTGAAGACGTTAAGGAAGCTGGCTTTTATGTGCTGGAGGGGGCACATTATAATACTGAAAAGTATAGCCAAGATGACAAACAATAAAAACAAAACCTCGGTTGTTATGATACAACAACCTAAACAAAAAGTATCCATGGTAAAACCACGTAGGAATCGTAGAAAGCAAGTGAAAAGACTTAGCAATCAACCCTATGTGACAAAGGGTGTTTATCCAAACATCCAAGCCCCTGGCATGTCCAGTGGCGCCTTTCGCGGACAGAATCTTATGGCTACGCTGCCTAAAAAGAATAAACTGACCGACGCTGGTATCAATTTTCTTAAGTGTGCTTTTGCACCTCCAGATTTTTCAGGCGTCGACGTTACGGGCGCTCCTGACGACTACGAGGGCTCAACCCTTGTGAAGAAGCATAAATTAGTGCAGTCGTTTACTCTAGCAGCAGGCGCAGATCAGTACTATTTATTGCTTCCCGTTCCGGGAATTTCTCACTTTGCCTTGGCGCAACCCGCTGGTACTTCAATCGGCGCTGGAGCGACTTGGTTTGGTAAGGCCTACTCGGACGCAGCAACCATATTCAAAGATACGAAAAGTTGTGCTGACACCGTAGATTCTTTTCGATTTGTTTCAAATCATTTCGAGATCATTCCGACTGTCAACCAAGCTTCTTGGACTGGTGCTATAACCGCTTTTAAACTACCCATTAGGATGGTCAATAGAGCGGCTAGCGCAGCTTCCAATCTTTACTCGGTTACGGGCGTTCAAGGAGTGAGCAGTACATTGGCCAACCAGTACAACGGACCCTTTAATTTGGGCGTTTATGCTGGTTGTTATGCAGACGGAAAGTTTGACTTTTCGAACATACTGGAAGCTCAAGCAGCTCTCCCCAATGTGCTAGATCCACCTGATTTTGCTCGTTTGACCACCGATATAGGTGTATTTCCGGGATATGACAACGGTTTTGAAGCCCTTTGTGTTAAAATCACGGGTGTCACAGGAGCCGCCAACTCTTTTATTTTAAAGACTTGGGCTTGTGTTGAATACAAGGTGGTTGCCAATTCTTCGCTTTATGAATACCAAAGCTTCTCTCCTTGTGATGAAGAGGCTTTGCGCATTTATAAATACGTTATTAGAAACCTCCCCCCAGGAGTCGCCTTCACTGATAATGAAGGTTTCTGGATGAGGGTCCTCAATATAATTAGAGGCACTTCTGGTGCCCTTTCTGTATTGCCCGGCCCTTATGGGATGGCTGCTGGTGGCGTAAATGCTATTTCTAAC